TTTATATGTTAGTATAAGGACAATGAAATATAAGTTAATGAAAAAGGCACTCGAGTTTGAGTGCCTTTTGTGTTGAAAGAGTGAAGAAGAAACTCTTCACTTTATAATTATCGTGATGCCACAAAGCGGCGTAATGGAGGTGATAATATAAAAATTAAAACTATATTGAAAAACAAACAACCAGAAACCTATAAAATGCTAATAAATCATATTGATGATGAAAAACAAGATGACAAATTAACCTTTAAAGATTTTGAAAAAATGATGAAGCATGATAGCTATAAAAGACATAAAGGAGCAATACGTCAAGTTAACCATAAATAGATTTATTAGCACATTGAAGGGAGGTGGTATGAATGCTGTTGCGAAAGATAGGAGGTGGTTGAAGGTGTTAGGAAAATGAATTTAAACTATTATAATTAAATAAGTAAGAAAGTGTGATGTTATATGATAACAGTAGAAAAAATAATTGATGAGGTTAATAGATTAATACTCTTGGATTATAATTATCCAATATATTTTGAAAATATACCAGAAGTTATCAGCACTAACTCCTTTGGTATTAATTTGATTAACTATAAGGTAACAAGCATTAATAAAAATACTAATCTAGAAAATGTAGAATTATTAATAACATATTTAATGCAGAATGACAGCAGTAATCCTGATAATATAGGGAAAGAAAAATATAAAGTAGTTGATAAGCTAAAAACTATATTTGGAAAAGGAAATATTTCTATAGAGGATAGAGATGTAAAGGTAAGCGTTGAATATAAGGAAATTATCAATAAGCTTGGAATATGCTTGAATTTTGAATATTATGAAGATGCATATATAAGCGCAGAAACAGTTGAAACAATAGGTGAATTATCAATAAAACAAGGAATATAAGGAGAAAATAAATTATGGGTTTACCAAATATAATGATTAATTTTAAAACGATGGGAATAAGCGCAATTAAAAGAGGAAATAGAGGCATAGTTGCAGTTATTATTAAGGATAATGGCAAGGCTGGTGCTTTAAACATGGAGAGTATAAATGATATACCAACAACATTATCAGCAGATAATAAGGCATATATACAAAGGGCTTTTATAGGTGGAACCAGTGTTCCTAAAAAAGTAATTGCTTTTTCATTAGCAGTAGATGCAACAGACTACACAGAAGCATTAAATTATTTTGCCACTGAAAGGTTTGATTATTTAGTTTGTCCACCAGATACAACTAACGAACTAGCAAATTTAGTTGCAACATGGATTAAATCACAAAGAGAAAGCTTTGATAAAAAAGTAAAGGCTGTTCTTCCATCAGTGACAGCTGATCACGAGGGAGTAGTTAACTTTGATACGAACAATATTAAAGTTGGAGAGTTGACTTATACAAATGCACAATATTGCAGTAGAATAGCAGGTATTTTGGCAGGAACACCATTAACTATGGCTGCAACATTTGCAATATTAAATGAGGTAACAGATGTTCCAAGATTAACTAAAACTCAAGCAGATGAAGCTATAAATGCTGGTAAATTAGTTCTATATCATGATGGAGAAAAAGTTAAAATAGCAAGAGCTGTAAATAGCTTAGTTACTGTAACGCCTGAAAAGGGAGATGCATTTAAGAAAATTAAAATAGTTGATATAATTGATATGATACATAATGATATAAAAACAACTGTAAATGACAATTATGTAGGAAAAGTATCTAATAGCTATGATAATAAATGCATAATCCTTACAGCTATAAAAAGCTATTATGAACAGTTAGAAATGAATGGAATTCTTGATAGAGATAAATCAAGCATTGAAATTGATTTAGTAGCTCAAGAATCGTACTTAAAGAGTCAAGGAGTTGACACATCAATATTAAATGAATATCAATTAAAATCTGCAAATACAGCAGATAAGGTATTTTTAACTTCTACTGTAAAACCACTTGATGCTGTAGAAGAAATTAAATTAAACGTAATAATATAATTAATCAACTGATGGAGGTATATTAAATGAATAGAAATACAATAGATGCAAAAAGAGTTATAAATGGTACACACGGTGAATTATGGTTAGATGGAGAATATGTAGCAGAGGTGACAGGATTTCAAGCTAAGATAGCATTGAAAAAAGAGCCAGTTACTATGTGCGGTGACATGGCTGAAAAACAAAAGGTTGTAGGTTGGTCAGGAACAGGCTCTATACAAATGAACAAGGTATATTCACGTATGGCAAATAAGCTTGCTAAGGTTTTGAGTGAAGGAACTGATGCCAGATTTATAATCATATCAAAGCTGGCTGATCCAGATTCTTATGGATCTGAAAGAGTTGTAATAAAGGATGTTTCCTTTGATGATTTAACTCTTGCTGATTGGGCTGCTAATACACCTGGTAAAATCGAAGCTCCATTCACATTTAGTGCTTACGAGTTTCGTGATAGCATAAGAGTAGAATAATTTATTTAAAAAAGCCTTTACAAGCTATATAGCATGTAAAGGCTTTTCTTTACAAATTAAAACAATTGAGGAGGTAATAAAATGAGTACATTAGATACTTTATTATCAATAGATAACAACAAGTTAAATGTGACAAATGAAAAGATAAATATTATTAGACTATCAGAAATGGCTGGTGAGGATGTTATTTTTGAAATACGTCCATTATCAATAAAGGAAATAAATAGTTTTCCTAAAATGGACGACACAGATATGTTGATACATGCAATATATATGGCATTAGTAAGCCCTAAGCTTAGTGATGAGAGACTGTTAAAAAAATATGATTGTTTAACTCCAAAGGAATTAATTAAAAAAATCCTTTTACCAACTGAAATAAGTGGCTTATATTCAGCTTTTAATCGTGCAATGGGATTTGTCGAGAATGGTGAAGGTAACGAAAAAACATTAGGGGAGGGTATTAACTAATGAATGCTATTGATTTTTTATTAAATAATGATGTTGCTATATGCAACATAAAAAAGGATGTAAAAATAAATAGATTATCTGATTTTGCAGGAAGTGACGTTGTTTTTAAGGTTAGAGCAATCTCCTATGATGAATATGTAAAAATCCTTCGTGAAGATGATAATGCCAATGTGAAGCTAAAGGTCTGCAGTGTAGGAGTAGTTGACCCAAATTTAAATAATAAAAGCTTACAAATGAAATATAGTGCAGCAGATTCAGAGGATTTAGTAGATAAGATGCTTCTTATGGGTGAAATCTCAATGCTATATGATGAAATATGCAATATATCTGGCTTTAACGATGAAACCTCTAAAATTGTTACTATAAAAAACTAATTGAGACAGACGGTACAGCTAGGCTTATGTATTACATGTTTGTTAGACATGGCATTATGCCGTCTGTCATATATAATGCAAGTGAGGGAGAGAGAATTCTTTGCAATGCTATGATAGAAATAGAAAACGAATTAATAACCAAATCAAAAGAGGACGGTGATAAATATGCCGCTGGTTAATAATTACTTTGATTTTTCTGCTGGAAATTCTATAAAAGAAATTAGAAAAATGGAAACAGAAATGTCAAAATTATTAAATATATCAAAATCTGTAGCAACAGAAATAAATGAAATAAGTAATATAAAAATTAGAATTAATTTGAATACTAAAGATGTAGAAAAGAACATAAACGATGTAACTAATAGTGTTAAATCTTTGGGCACCGATCTTGAAGAAACCATGTCAAAAGTTAACGGTGCAATGTCGAAGCTTGATAATAATATGAGCTCAAGGGGTAATAAATCAAATGGAAATAAAGATTTTTCAAAAATTTATGAAGCAGTAGGTTCATATGCTACTCGATTTGCAGACACTGTTTTACAAAGCAGTGTTAGTAGCGCTTTATCTGGTGCCATAAGTGGAGGAATGCTTGGATTTTCTGTTGGTGGACCGATGGGAGCCGTTGCAGGAGCTATAATTAGTGGTGGTGCAGAATGGGCATTATCAGAGGTGAAAAAGAAAACAGACAGGCTTAATCAACGTGTTAGCTTTGGAAGTAGTATTTTAAAAACATATCTTCCTAAAATAGCTATGAGTTCTTTGAATTATGCATCGAATATAGAGCAATCGAGAATAAATTATAAAAATATGTTGGGCGAAAAAGACGGAGATGGTTTTGTAAATAAACTATTACGTCTAACTAATGAAACATCATTTGATTTTTCTGAGTTAGATAATTTTGGCAAAAAACTTATATCTTCTGGTTTTGATTCTAATGAGTCCATAAATGTGTTTAGGGCATTAGGAAATGCTTCTACTGCTAATGGAGCTGGTGCAGATGGCGTTATGCAAATGATAGAGGCTTTAAAAAATATGAAGTCAACAGGGAAAGTGTCTTTGGACAATTTAGATGCATTTGATAGTGTTGGTGTAGATGCTTATGGTATCTTGGCTGATTCTATAGAAATAATAGGTAAAAAAACTAAGGCTACTAAAGATGATTTAAAGGAATTAGTTTCTAAAGGAGTAATACCAGCTGATGAAGCTATAAAATATTTGATTTCTGGTATGGAAGATAGATATGCTGGAATGATGATTATGGAAAAACAAAGTTTTAGTGGTTTCATATCTACTATTAAAGATAGTGCAAATCAAATTATACTTGGTCCACTTGGAAAAGGATTTATAGATGGTATAAAACCTGCATTAAAGGGATTTTCAGATTTTTTTGGATTGGGTACTAAAGGATTTAAAGATTTAAGTAAACATATATATGAATTTGGCGCAGAAATAGGGAATTTTGCTGGTAATGCCATTAATAATTTAAAAAATATATTTGGACAATTGTTTAATGATGAAAAATTTAAAAATGCTGATGTACCAGCAAAAATTTTGATGATTTATGATGAAATAAAAGCTAATGTGAATCAATGGTATAAAGAAAATGGTGATAGCTTATTTGATAAAATTGAAGGTTTTTTTACTGGATTTATAAGAAGAATTGGCGAAGAAAGCGATTTTAAAAATGCTGTTCAAGATTTATGGCTAGCTATTTCACCTAATGAAGATACCATAAAAAAAATATTTGGAGATCCTATAAAAAGATTTATTTTTGCAACATTACGCGATTGGTTTCCTCATTTAGCCATCATTTACGACTCTATGAATATGGCTAAGGATGTTATAGAGGAGAATTTAAATAATACAGGTTTTGCTGGTGGAACAGTTAGCATGCTTTCGGGTGCTGCTACCATTAACCGCAACGCCATCGGTCTTAACCGTGTACCATATGACTACTATCCAGCACTTCTACACGAAGGTGAAGCAGTTCTAAGAAGAACAGAAGCTGATAATTACAGAAATGGTGTTGGAAAAGGCGTTATAATTAGTAAAATAGCCGACACAATTGTAGTGAAGGATGAGACTGATATGTACAAAATAGCAAATATATTGGTAAGTGAAATAGAAAAAGCAGGATTAGTATATGGAGGTACAATGTAATGGAATTTTGGTTAGAAGATGAAAAAAATGAAATAGAATTTAGACTTCCCATAACACCATCAAGCTTTGAAATTGAAAGGGGCAATAAGATAGAGACAGTTAATATAACTGAACTTGGAGACTTAAATATTATTGGAGCACCAACCTTAGCTACTATAACTATATCATCATTTTTTCCAAGTAAGAATTATCCTTTTAAGTTACCAGATAAAATTAGCAATACATATGACTATATAAGTCAATTAGAAAGATTTAAAACCGAAAAAACAATATTAAGATTTGTTATAACGGATACAAAGGATATAAATATATTAGACTTAGAGGTTATATTAGAATCTTATAAATACGGTGAAAAAGATGGAACAAGAGACATCTTTTATGATTTAGTTTTGAGAGAACATAGAAAAGTTAAATCTGTAATAGGAGATCTTGCCTCAGAACGTCCCAATACAAATTCACCTAAACCTAATAACATTGAATATATTGTTAAAAAAGGCGACACTCTCTGGGCAATAGCTAAAAAATATTATGGTAGTGGTTCACAGTACCCAAAGATTGTAAAGGAAAATAATATTAAAAATCCAAATATTATATTCCCAGGACAAAAATTTATTATTCCATAAAGGATGGTGAAAGGTTGAAAGAAATGAAAAATAATAAGAAAGTATGCACCGGGCCCATGCAGAAATGTTTGTCTTTCTCGAAAAAGAAAGACTGGGCTTATTGTACAATAGAGGCATGGGCATAATTATGCAAGTGTTATTAACTAACCAAAAAAATGTGACAACTGATATAACAAGTATAATACCTGATATACAAATAAGTGGTGATTTGTTAGGAGTTTCAAGAACACTTAATTTTTCATATGTATACTCTAATATTGACTCAAATATTTTAGCAGTAGCAGCAGAAACTGGGGATTTAGTGCAGGTTTTTCTAAATGATAAGCAGTTATTCTATGGTCATGTATTTATGATTGATAAAGGGACAGATAGCAATACAATTGATATAACATGCTATGACTATGGTATCTACCTTAAAAAAAATCAGCATTCATATAAATTTAGAAACATCACTCCAGAAGCAGCAACTAAAAAAATTTGCTGTGATTTTAAAATTGATATAGGCAATATAGCAAGTACAGGAATAAATATATCAAGAAATTACTTTGGCGTAGATTTATATAGTATTATCATAGGTATGTATTATCAGGCTAGCTTAATAAACGGTAAAAAATACATGATTAGGTTTACAGGCAAAAAGCTTGATGTAATAGAAAAGGGAGATAGTAACACCTCACAACTTTTACAAAGCGGATATAACCTATTAACCTCTAATATATCAGAATCCATTGATAATATGATAAACTCTGTTGCTATATTTAATAAAAATGACGAGCTAGTTCATACTAATATAAAAAATGATGATGATATAAGGTTGTATGGTCTAATGCAGGCGTATTTGAAAATTGATGATTCCGGTACATATAATGAAAAGGCTAAATCCATGCTAAAAAGCGTTGAAAGAAAAATGTCTGTAACCAGCTTTGGCAATACAGAGTGTATAACCGGCAACACAGTTATAGTTAAAGAACTGGTAACAAAGCTTTATGGTCTATTCTATATAGACAGTGATGTTCATGCTTGGAAAAATGGTATTTACACAAATAAGCTTGTTCTTAATTTTCAAAATATCATGGATGAAAAAGATATAGGTGAAATTGTTAGTTCTAAAAGTGAATATAAATCAGGATACAAATTAGAATACAATTGGAGGGACAATATAACGGATAGTGCGACGAATATACCTGGTAACACATATATCATTCATGGTAATGAGATAATAAGTGAATATTAATTTAACTTAAGGAGTTGATTATATGTCTAACAACAATCCATATTTAAAAATAATACAAATAATGAGAGAACAAGGAAGTTATAATAATCCAACTTCTTTTTTTATTGGCAAAGTAATTTCAAGAGAGCCTTTGTTGATTAAAGTAAATGGATTACAAATAGATAAAAGTGATTTTTTAATTTCATATGGACTACAGCAAAGCTTATATATTGGGGATAGTGTACTTGTGCTAGTATCTAATGATAAACAAAGCTTTGTTGTAGCCAATAAGGTGGTGAAAGAGTGAAGAAAAAACACTCTTCACTTTAGTTATTATGATACCGCAAAGCGGTATAATGGAGGTATATATGAGTAGTATTTTTCCTTTTTTAAACAGCAATATAGATAAACCTCAAATGCCAAATGAACTTAAATTATTTGAAGAAATAGCTTGGGATTATGAAAACAATACTCCACTAATAATAAATGGGGAATTTAAAAAGGTTTATAAAAATGATGCATTGAAGGTATGGATATACAAGGCGCTAAAAACAGAGAGATATAAATATCCTATTTATTCTTGGAATTATGGCAATGAACTAGACAGGCTTGTAGGGATAAATAATTATCCAGAAATGATAAAAAGCAAAATGATAAGATATATAAATGAAGCTGTGTTAATCAATCCTTATATAAATAGCATATCAAATATAACTATATCTTCTGATTCTGACAAAATAAATGTAAGCTTTGAGGTTAAAACAATATATGGAAATATGGAGGTGAATGCAATTGTATGAAAATAAATCCTATGAAAATATAAAGCAGGAGATATTAAATAATATAAATCTTAGCTTAAACAAAAGTGAAGGCTCTTTTCTAAATGATATGGTAAGTCCCATAGCATTAAAATTCAAAGATATGTTTGTTGAGCTTGATAAAACAATAGATTTGACATTAGTCGATAAAATAGTTGGTGAGTTTGTAGACAGACGTGTAGCTGACTATGGCATAGAAAGAAAAAAGGGCACAAAAGCAAAGACTGTAATAAGATTTACAGGCAACCAAAATACCGAAATACCAGAAGGAACATTAGTACAAACTGCTAATGGGCTAATATACAAGACTATCAAATTAGGCAAAATAGAAAATAATTTTGTAGACATTGAAGCTATAGCAGAAAATATAGGTGGTATATACAACATATCTCAAGGTTTAATAGTTGATCTTCCGATCTCTATAAATGGTATAATTAGTATAACCAATATAGTTGATGCTACTGGAGGTACAGACATTGAAACGGACGATAATCTACTAAAAAGATATTTTGATCTTATCCAAAACCCAGCAACAAGCGGAAATGAAGCTCACTACAAAATATGGGCAAATTCAATTGATGGTGTTGGAGATTCAAGAGTATTTCCAACATGGAATGGTGCTGGAACTGTAAAAGTATTAGCTATAGATAGCAATAAAATGCCTGCAAATAGCTCTATTATTTCAGCTGTAGCAAGCTTTATAGAAACAGTAAGACCTGTTGGAGCAATAGTCACAGTTGAAGCTCCAAACGTCAAAAATATTGATATATCGGCTAAGCTAAATATTTCATCATCAAGTAATTTACAAACTGTTATACAAAAGTTTACTGAACAATTAAATAAATATATTAAAGATTTAGCGTTCAGTGGACTAGAAGTATCATATGCCAAAATAGGAAGTATCCTTCTAAGTACAGATGGAGTAATAGACTATTCCAATTTAAAAGTAAACAGCGATACTATAAATGTTCAAATAGCAGATACTGAAATAGCTGCTGTTGGAACAATAAGCCTAACATAGGAGGTTAACATGAAAGAATTTATAAAAATGTTACCCTCCTATTATTATGAAAGCAATGAAGTTGTATCAATTCAGGATTCTATAGAGGGGCAATATAAAATATTAGAGCAATGTAAGGATGATTTGATAAATCAATTATTTGTAGATACAGCAACATGGGGATTAAATCTTTGGGAAAAAAGGTTTGGTATAGATACAGATATAACCAAATCTTATGAATACAGAAGGTCTAGGTTAAAATCTAAAATGAGAGGTATGGGAACTGTTACAAACGCATTGATAAAAAACGTAGCTAACAGCTTTGACAACGGAACAGTAGACGTTATTGAGGGGTTAAACAACATGCTGACAATAAAATTTATAGGCAGAACAGGCACTCCGCCTAATCTGTCAGATTTAAAATCAGCGATAAACGAAATCAAGCCCGCTCACCTAGCTGTAATATATGAATTTGCATACCTACTAATTTCTAACATTGAAAGTATGACAATTGCAGAATTAGAAAATACAACAATAGAAAATTTTGCTTTCTAAAAAGGAGTGATAATAATGAGTATATTTTCAAATTTTTTAAAACTATTTAAATACGAACCAACAATTGATGCACAAAACACCTTTAATATTCAAACTGCATTGAATAACAACTGGGATAAGGTTGATAATTTCGCAAAAGATGTTAGTCAGCAGTTGGAAGATAAAGCGGACTTGATTGATGGTAAAGTACCGAGTGCACAATTACCAATTATGGATTATGCACCGGCATTGCACACACATACAAAAGCCAACATAATAGACTTTCCAGTTTCTATGCCTGCGAATGGTGGCAATGCTGATACAGTAAACAATAAAACGGTTGAGAGCAATGTGCCTGTTAATGCAAAGTTTACTGATACGGTATATACACATCCAAGCACCCATCCAGCAAGTATGATAACAGGATTGCCGACAAGCTTGCCAGCGAGTGATGTGTACGCATGGGCGAAGCAACCTAATAAACCAAGTTATAATTATTCGGAGGTTGGTGCAGCACCAAATTCACACAGCCATAGTTATGCACCACCTGTGCAAAGTGGTGCAACAGCACCGACAAGCTTTGTAGGTGAGGGTGTATTATACGGAGTACACAACTAGGAGGTGCTATAATGCCAGTAATTTTAGGTAAAAGTGGTGAAAACAAGGAATTAAAAGAAGTTTATTTGGGACTTGGGGGAGTTAATAAGCAAGAAAAAGAATTGTATTTAGGTAAAAGTGGAGTTAATAAGAAAGTATTTCAAAAATCATTGTTTGAAATGGTCTCAATACCTTCAAATAAAGATTATACTCAATTTCCAAATTCACCTTTTACACCTAAATCTAGTATAAAAGTAAAAATCAATCCTAATAACTCACAAGGTTCTGCTGAGATACGCTTATATCCTGATAATTATTATAATTCGAATTGGTTTACAAGATTTATGGCTGGTTATGATACTTACTATAGTTCTTATTCTTACATGATTACGTATAACGGATACCAAGTAATGTATAATACTACTGCTAGGTCGGATTCAAATTTATTTGAAATTATATTTAATTCGTCTAACATTCAATTCTATATCAATTCTACTTTGATATCGACTAAACCATATATAGAGTTCAATTTAACGAGTTCTCCCGTACCAATTTACGGATATAATTCGATTGGTTCTAACTCGTATACCACAATAACAGATTTTATAGTTAATTAATTTATATAGGAGGATTTAATAAATGCAAAAAATAAAACTAAAAAACAAAATAGAAATAACAGATATTCAAAGCATATTTGGATATACGGAAACAGTTGGAGAAAATGACAGACGAGAAACATTAGTAATAAAAGTCTTAAATAATTCAGTGGATAGCTTAAATACAATATTATTTAAGGATACTACTGTTCTTGACAGTATAACAATATTAGGTCAAGAAGAACAAATTATAAATCAAGAGACACAGGAAAAAGGACTTGTTTGGGTAGCACAAGGAATACACGAGAGATATAATCTACCATGCAGCATAACAAAAGACATAATAAATAATGTCATTGAAGTTAAAATAGCTAGAAAATCAACTTTAGAGCAACAATTATTAGAAACACAATTAGCTTTAGCTGAATTAGGAATTATGTTAGGAGGTAAAGCATAATGGCTAAATTATATACAGATTTAATCAAGCAAGGTCTTTGGACAATAGAGCAAATACCTGAAAGATGGAAAGTAGAAGTACAAGAAATACTTAATCAATAAAAATTTTCTATATAGAATATCAAGAGATTTTAATTAATTATTTATTATTTAAAATCTCTTTTTTATCTAAATTTATCTTAGAAGGAGGATAAAATGGGTAAATTATCAAATTTTTTTGATTTATTTAAACGTAATTTATCATCAAAAAACAATAATATTAATGATGAGTCGATTTTAAATGAATATGAAAATGTAGAATATAATTTGAAAGAAAATGATTACAATTCAAATCAAATTGATAGCAATGAAAATATTAATGTATCTAAAGAACAAAGTATAAGCAATTATACCTTAAATAATACTTTTAGCAATGAAAGTGATTTTTTAAAACTATTCAAATATGATTCCATAGCAGACAGTTCAAAAACCTTTAACATAGAAACTGCGCTAAATAATAACTGGGATAAGGTTGATAACTTTGCAAAAGATGTAAGTCAGGAAATGGAACAAAAAGCGGACAAAGAAAGTCCTCAATTTATGGGTACACCTACAATTAATGGTAATGAAATAGCAACTGTAAATAATATACCAAGTGGGTTAAATTTAGGAGAAACATCAACTACAGCTTACCGTGGAGACAGAGGTAAGACCGCATATGACCACAGTCAATCAGCACATGCACCTTCTAATGCACAAAAAAATAGTGATATTACTAAAGTGGAAATTGAAACTAAATTAACAGGAGAAATATCAACGCATACTCACGCTAGTGATAGTACAAAAGCACCTAACAATCACGCAAGTATTGCTACAACATACGGACTAGGAACAATATCAAATTATGGGCATGTTAGGTTGTACAATGGTTTAGATAGAGCAACATATATAGAGGGGGAGGCATTAACAAGCAATATAGGTAAAGTTTTGAATGACAAAGTAATTATGGGTGCCTCTACTGATATAGGCGATATTAGACTATCTGCAAATGATTTGACATCCTTTGGTTATTTAAAGTGTAGCTTAGGTAGCGTTCCGTCAGCATCGTATTTAATGCTATACAATAAAATAAAAGTAGAATTTGGGGGTAATTTTTCACCTTTTCTATCAAGGGGCAATAACCTTAAAAATATTATTTCAATAGGTTCCAATGGAACGTATTACTTATTAGGTGCTAATGCTGGTTCAACCTATAACGGTCTGCACAGAAGTTCAGATGGAATAACTTGGACACCTATAACTTCTTTTGCTACACCAAATGGTGAGCCTGGAGTGATAGTTAGCCTGAACGGAGTTTTCTATGCTACAAATAGAGTTGGTGATACAACTAATTTATGTTATAGGTCAACTGATAACGGTACAACTTGGACGCATGTAAAAGGTAGGTCAGTATCAAATTATAACGTATCTAATGGTCTGTGGGTTGCAGGTAATAGATTATTTTTAACGGAATTTCTTTATACTAACAGTAGCACATATACTACTTATGCTCATACATCAACAGACGGTATAAATTGGACAACTATAAGTGCCTTTAGTGGTACTGGGTTAGCAACTTCCAACGCATTGTGCGAAATAAAATATGCAAATAATGCATGGGTTGCTTTAACTAATGCTAAAAAAGTATATAGAAGTACTGATGGAGTTACTTTTACCGATATAACATCAAGACTTCCGTCTTTTGCAGCTTCAGAATCATCTGGTAATCTAGTAAGTAATGATACACGCTTTACCTTTTTATACGGTGGTGCTAAATCAAAATATATAGCTGGTAGTGAAGTATACACATCTACTGACGGCTATACCTGGACTAAAAGTTCCGAATTAGCCAAAATTAGCAGTGCATCATTTAAAAATCTACTCCCTAGAGCTGGTGAAGATTCTATATTATCTGCTACGGTAAACGGCAACTTTGAGTCCCCATCAATAAATGCATCAACAATAAATATGTATAATTCAAATTTAGGGTTATATTTTCATGAAGTATATGTTTCAAGAGACAACCAGTATGTGTTTGCATCTTATGATGCAATAACTTGGTTTGCTACTAGCATATTTGATAGTAGAGATATAAATGGACTTGCTTTTTTAGGAAATAGTGTATGTTATATAGGTTACGATACTACAACTAACGTACTGTCAACAAATTTAACAAATAACAAACGCTTAGACTTTTTAAACTTACCTTGTATGAATGATGCTGACAATATAAGATGGATAAAATACGAATAGGAGGACTCTATGAGATATTTTTATTAAAAAATGACAATTGTGAAATGGTCGGCTGTGCGAAAACATTAGAGAATCAAATGAAGACGGGTTCATAGAATTATCTAAAGAAGATTATATATATGAATTATCTACTATTGTTGTAAAGTATAACGAGCCAGTAATTCATAAAAGCGATGTTGAACTATTACAAGAAGAAAACATGCTATTAAAAGAAAGAATATTACAACTAGAAGTCGCGGACGTTAGTCGCAAATCTAAAACAAATAATTGGAGGTATTTAAAATGGAAGAAAGAAGTTATTATTATAATTTACAAAAAAGAGTTATAGAAAGTAAGTTAAATACTAAAGAGCAGAATACAAAGAATGTAGCGCTATGGCAAAGTGTAGGATTACTTAAAGATATCAAGATATGATTGATTTAATGGTTGTCATAAAGACTGTATATCCTACAGAGTAAAATGTCCGCATTATAAACATTTTGCGGACATTATTAATTATTTGTAAAAGTTGATACTTTATGATACTTTTTATTTGATATTATATCAGTAGAATAAATCATGAGGTGTAAAAAATGAGAAAACAAAAAATAGTTGAGAGTATTTCTAAAAGTATAATGTTGATTCCTAAGGTGGTGATTTTATGCCGCTTATTTTAGGTAAAGATGGAGTTAACAGAGAGATAAAAAATGTTTATTTAGGCTCTGGTGGAATTAATAAACAAGAAAAAGAGTTGTATCTTGGTAAAGGTGGTATTAATAAAAAGATATATAGTTCTGAACCTGTATCAAAGGTAAATATGACTAATGTTCCTTTAAATGGAGTAATTATAACTTTTAATATGCCTTTTGTTTTTAGCTATATATATGCTGAATTATATGCGACAAATAGTAAAAATAACAACAGTGCAAATACAACATTAGAGTTATTTTTGCGAAGTGAAAGTAATTATTATAAAATAATAATGAATAATGATAGTGGATATTTTATAAGACCATTACCAGGTGAAGAACCGGACGGAGAAGCAGCGTCAAATAGCATCAGTTTATATACAGCTGATTCAAATGGAATTGTAGTCGGAAATGCTATTGGTCAATTTTTTGGTGATGCTAGATATAATAGCGTATACGCAACAATAAGAGAAAATTTTCTCGAACTTAATGCAGATGTACAATGGACTATGGGACATGGACCTAGTTCATACCCAAGTAAAATACCAATGAGCACTTTCCCAAATCAACAATTAACGATTGTCGGATATAGAGCAACATTCTTTGGAAATGGGACAGGAAGCATACAAAATTTAAATATTTGGGGATTTTAA